CAACCACCGCGTCGATCTGGTCGTCGTTCAGAAGCCTGAACTCCTTGCCGTAGATCTTGAACCGCGTTCCAGAGTAGGTGCGTACCAGCACGAAGTCGCCCTGTTTGCACCACGGGCCAGACGGGAACTTGGCGGTGTCTTTGTACGCCTCCGGACCTACAGCGACAACGAACAGCACGGTAGTGGCGTGCTCTTCTTGCTTCATGTACGCGTCTGCTTTGATAATTCGAGAGTTCTCGAATGTATCCGCAATTTCTGGCACGGCGCACAGAATTTTCCAGCCTGTCGGTTTGGGCAGCTGTTTGCCCTTTTCTTCAGGTGTTGCGTCAGGCGGGGGGGCTTCCAGTGGTTGGATAGTAACCGGTTCAATCGTCATCGTTGACAGCCTTATCACGCAGAGCCAGTAAGTGAGACTCTGCGATGGCTAGGCCCCGAATCACCCCGCAGAGTTTCTGGTACTCGTCAAAAGATTTGCACACGCCGTTTGCCAGATCATCGGCGTAGTTGTTCATGTCCTTACGTATCTGCGTACGAACAGCTTCCGCAAACTGAGCAATCATTTAGCCCCCCTTCGGTTGTTTCGACTTGGCGATGTCGATGCCCATCTTCATGCCTTCACGCTCTTGATCGGCAGACAGTTTCGCACGCTTTTCTTGGATGTTGGCGCCGAGCTTGGTGGCCTCAAGCTGCAGCCGGCCTGAAACTTCCTCTCGCCGCAGATCGAGTTCGTCGACCTTCGCCGCAGCTTCGGCGGCTTGTTTCTGCGCTTTAAGCCGCAGTTCCGCTTGTTTGAGTTGAAGCTCCATCTGCTGAAGCTGCAGCACTGGGTCTTGTGCCGCTTGCTGCGCTTGCTGCTGAGCCATGATAGCTTGGCTGTTCTGCAGCACCTGCTGGGCCGCCTGCGCCAGCATGGGCGCCAGCGCCTGCTCCAGCTGCGGGCTCACGGGCTCGCCGGGCTCCGGCAGCGTCATGCCGAGGCGTTGCTCGATCTTGACGCGGTAGGCGAAGCCAAGGTGCTCCGCGATGTGCGCGTGCAGCGCGGCCGAGATCATCTGCGCTTGTGGGTTCTGCCCCAGCGTCTGCGCCATCAGCGGGTCGTTGAGCATCGCCATGTGCACGGCGAGGTGCGCTTCATGCTCTTGGTGGATGAACGCCTTGACGGGTTTGCCCTTGAGCACGTTCATGTTCTCGCTGACCGGGTCGATCGGCTTCATGTCCTCCGGCAGCGGGAGGATCTTCTCGACGTTCTTGATCCCCAGCACCTCCAGCATGCCCCTGTGCAGGTACGGCAGGTCGTATAGCTGCGGGGCGCCTTGAGCAAGCTGCAGGGCGGCTTGGTACTGCACCACGCGCTGTGCGAGCGTGGAGGCGTTCGGGTCGCTGACGGGGATGACCTCGACCGTGCTGAAGTCCGCGCGGCGTGCGCGGGGGCGGTCGGTGTCCGGGTCGGGCTCGTAGGTGTAGTCCTCGTTGGTGAAGTCGCGGATGATGTCCTTGAGCAGCCCAAGCTCTTGCTTGAGCGAGTTGTGCACGCGGCCCTGCACAGCCGTCATGACCTTCAGCTGGCGCTCCAGCAGCGCCAGCATGGTGCCTACGGGGGCCTGCGCGCTCATGTCCGACACCTTCATGTCGGCGGTCGCGGCGAAGCGTCTGCCTTCCTCGACGATCGAGTTGAGCAGGTTGAACAGGGTGGCGCTGGGCTCCTTGTAGGGCAGCGGCAGGATGTTGTCCCGCAGCACGCCCGAGCCTACGTCTGCGTCGCGGAACTCGCCCGGGGCGATCGGCGTGTCGTCGCCTTTGATGCGCAGCCCTCGGGATTTCAGCCCGCCCGGCAGGTTTGCGAGCGTGCCTGCGTCCACAAGCTGGCGCAGGATCGATGTAGACCCCCGCGCGAAGTTTCCGATGAGGTGGAACAACCCCATGCCGTAGGGGCCGTAGCCGGGGATGTAGTTGTACTGGACGAAATGCTGCCGCTTGAGCTTGAGCGGGTCGTCTTCGTGCCAGTTGCGTCGGATCGACAGGCACACGTTTGTGCCTGCAAGCATGGTGACGACATAGGGCAACATGATGCCCGTGGGTTCACCATTTTTGTCGGTGTCTTCAAAGCCCGGGATATCAAGCTCGACGCATGCTTCGTAGAGCAGATAGTGGTCGTCGTTCTGACTTTGAAAACCAGTCTCGTTGTCCTTGGCCTTCTGAATGTCCGTCTCTTGCCGGGACGGCTCGCCGATGTCGACATCCGTATAGAAGCCTTGATACTGCAGCTTCAGAATGTCGTTCTTGGTTTTAGGCAGCTGCTGCGTTACACGGTACGAGGTGCGTGCGTCTGCGACGCCGTAGGGCAGGATGATTTCCTCTGCCGGCACGAACACCGAAGTCTGGCGCCCAAGGCTCGGGTCGTAGTAGACCTTCTTGAAGCCGCAGCCGGCGCTGGGCAAGTTCCACAGCAGCTTTTCGTGCTCCGGCCTGAACTCCGGCATACGTTCGGTAAGCTGGTAGTTCATCTCAGCCGCCACGCGTGTGGAGGCTGCCTTCTTCTCAGGCGTTTCCTTGCCGATGATCTTGGTCTTGACCGGCCCGCTTGCAGGGAAGGTCTCGGTGATGGTCTCCGACTGGAAGCGCACCACGGCCTCGGTGATCATCGGGTGCGTGATGCCGCAGGCGCCGGTCCACGGCTCGGTGCGTTCTTCGTACTTGAGCCCGAGCAGTTTGAGCCCCTCGACGTAGGTACGCTCCCAGTCCTTACGCGACCCGAGGTCGTTGTCGATGTTGCTGGACAACTCGCTCATGATGGTCTGCACGACGGACGGGTCGAGGTGCTCGACGAGGTTGGCCCCGAACGGGATGTCGCCGTTGTCGTCCTGCCCGATCGTGATCTCCATGCCGCCTGCGCGGATGTTGACTTCCTCCGGGTCGATGATCTCGATCTCGATGGGCTCGGTGTCGGCTGCGAGGGCTTCAAGCCCTTGAGGCGCGGCGTACAGGCTGGAGTCGAAGTTCGCAGGCATAGGTGTCCTCAGTAGTAGGCTGCCCGGCGCGGTGCGCGCGGGGCCAACGTGTCGTCTCTGGCGTCATCGGAGAGTTGGAGGAACCCCCCGCGCCGGTAGCGCGCCAGCGCCATAACCACGCAGTCTACCCTGTCGTCGTTCTCGCCGTTGGGGAACTCTGCGCATTCATTGATCACATCGTGCGCCCACAGGCGGTCAGGCGCCCACACGACGCCGTCGTGCAGGATAGGCGCCACTGCGTGCACCCGAGCGCGCTTGTCGTTTGAGACAAGGCGCGTACCACGGCTGGGGCTGTACTCCTCGATGACCATGTCCATCTGGCGAAGTTCTTGGATGAGCGGGGCACCGGCGGCTTTCTTCTCGACCACAACGCACTCGGGTTGCCACTCTTTGTAGGCTTCCAACGCGCGCTGCTTCAGCTGCGGAAACTCCCATCGCCCCCTGAAACAGTCAAGCAGGATAAGCTCCTGCCGATTTGTCTCTTCGTTATACCACACGCCCCATGTCGTGCAGGCGCTGTAGTCGTTGTTGGACTTGGTATCGTGCGCAGTGTCCCATGTTTGCAACACGAACTCCACCAGCGGCGGATCGTCCTTGGGCCATATGCGCCAATACTCGCGCTTGAGCATGGCGCCCTCTTCCGAGGTCGGCTCCTGCATGTACTGCGCCGCCCAGTAGTGGGGGTGCATCCCGGCCTTCTTTGCGAGCAGCTGGTCTACCGGCCACTGCTCGGGCCACAACGAGCGCCCCGAAGGCAGCACCGCCGGGAAGCGCACCTCATGCCACGGCTCGGCTTCAGGATTGTTGTCTGCCCACGCCAAGGCGCGCCCGATGGGATCGCGCTTACCCCAGCGCGTGCCGATCATGATGATGCGCCCGCCGGGCATCAGACGCTGCAAGGGGCCGACCTGCATGTAGTTCCACGCCACCTCAAACGCATGGTCGGGGTTTGCCAGCACCGCCTGCTCAGAGACTAGGTCGTCTGCAATGAGCAAGTGCGCACCGTGGCCTGCGACGTTACCGCCAATGCCAAGCCCGAGATACTTGCCGTCTTTGGTCGTCGTCCAATTGTCAGAAGCCGACTTGTCTGTCGACACTACGGTATCTGGAAATATTTCTTTGTACTTGGGGTTGCCTATGAGATTGCGCACTTTGCGGCCGAAATCGGCGGACAGTGCTGATGTGTGCGTCACCATCATGGCGTGGTGCGTAGGAAAGTGCCCCAAATACCACGCAACGAACAAATACGCGATAGTCTCACTTTTACCGAAGCGCGGCGGCATCGACACCGTCAGTCGGCGCTCCCCCCCGTCTTTAACCCCATGCAAAATAGGCTTCAAGAACCTGTGATGAGGGCCTTCCTTCCATTCCGGATAGACGTAGCGGCAAAAAGCAAGAAAATCTTCGCGGCATTCGCGCAGAACGCGCTTTTTCTCAAGCGCCTCTAGGCTTTCCAGAATCGTCTGCTTCTCTTTTAGCGGCAAGTGAGGCAGTTTTTGCAGCAAAAGCTGCACTTCCTGCGTAGAAAGCTCTTCAAGCACCGGCACTGCTGCCTCTAACTTCAGCCACTACGCTAATTTCAGCGTCTAGATCGACAATATCCTGCGCAAGTGCAGGCGCTAGGGGGAGTTCTGGCGGTGTGACGTCTTTCGGTGTGACGTCGATGGCGTATTTGCTTAGCCGTTCGCGCAGGCGGGCCTCGATTTCGGCTTCAGTAGCGTCCTTACGCGTCACTTCTACACGTTCGGTGAAGAGTCCTACCTCCGTTACCGTGCCTAACAGGCGTAGTGCCTGCAGACGTATACGCGCATCGGGATGCGTAGTCTCTTCTAGGATGCGGGCAACCGTGTAGTTACGCAGTTCCTTAGCTTTCTCAACGAACTCCCAGTCATATGCAGTCAATAACCCCAACAAGTGCTGCACAGATGTAGGCGTTTTAAGCGCCAAGAGCTTTTCTTTGGTCTCTGCGTTTTCTTTCTCTTCTTTGGCGCGTTGCTTTGCCGTTTTAGGTTTGATGGCGTCGTCGATATCGACCGGCACAGGTTGACGCTCTGCAGGTTTTTCAACAATCGACTTGAAGACTTCGCGCGCGGCACGGACTTGCGTGCGCTCGTCGATCTCTTCGTCTGACGGCACCCCGAGTTCTCCAAGCCAACTGGCGGTGTTGGCCTGCGCGGTCAGAACGTCATCAGGCGCCGCGCGCTCAAGCACAAGCGCTGCGGACGCATCGATCTGCATCAGGTCATCGAACATGGTGAGCAGGGGGTGGCGCCGGGGAAGTCTTTACTGTACACTTGCCTTTGCGTGGGTGCAACGCCCACGTGTCTCCTCCTCTGTGTTTTGCCCGCCTCTTGGCGGGCTTTTTTTTGCATATTGACTGTGCGTTTTGCGAAATTTTTATAGGGGGGTAGGGGTATGTGTGCATGCGTTGCGGCGTAGCGCAACATATCGTTTAACTGCGACACCATATAATAGAACTTTGAAAAATAGTGGAGTGGGGGTGTGAAACACTGTCCCTGCGCAGCCCCGGCACCGTCAAGCTGCCTTGGGGGGTGCCGGGGTGGTGGGGTCAAGGCAGGAACGGTTTTCTGGCCGGAAATGGGGTTGATGCTATGCTTTGGTCACTGTGCAATCGACTGCACAGCAACCCGAACCGGGACATGTGTCCCGGTTCCTCAATCCATAGGGTGCATTGCCATGACGACCAAGACTATCAACGCTCTCGTGACCCGCATCGCCGCGATCGACGGGGCGGCAGAAGAGAGAATTGAACTTATCAAAACGCTCGCGAAGGCGGGCAAATGGGCCGATCGGGAGGCGGCCCGCGACGCGCTGCTGCCGCTCTACGCGGCTGCACGCGGCATCACGCTCACCGTGGCAACGACCGGCCCCAGTGCCGGCAAGCCCGCGTGGCCGGCCGATGCGGCCGCCGCGAAGAAAGGCTTCCAACGTCTTCTGGCCGACCTCTTTGCGGCCGACACCGCACGCGAAGAGGTCGAGATCCCCGAGGAACTGCTAAAGGCCGCCGCCAAGCTCGCGCGGCTCGCCGCGCAGTACGAAGGCGCGCGCAAGCTTGCCAGCGCAGCGCTGGCGAAAGCTTTCGCCGCGTGATAGTTGAATCGGGACAGTTGTCCCGATTCGATATTTCGAGAACTATGGAAGTGTCCGAGCGGCTGCGTGTGGGCGGGGATGCGCGTTACCCCACCGCAGCGGCGCCGCCGCTCCCCCATGTAGCCGCCCTTCGGGGCGGCGCAGCGTACAGCCTTGCGTGCAGGGTTGTGCGATGCGGGCATCGCATCGCCTAGTCGGGACAAATGTCCCGACTCCCCTAGCAGGCTCTCGCCTGCACTCTCAGGAGCTTCACCATGTACACCTTCATCTACCACCAAGACCCCGGCCACGGCTGGGTGGCCGTGCGCCGTTCGCTGCTGGCCGAACTGGGCCTGCTCGACACGATCACCTCGTACTCGTACCAGCGCGGTGAGATGGTCTACCTTGAGGAGGATCTCGACGCGGGCTACCTCTTCCTCGCGCTCAAGGAGCGCGGCATCGCCTACACCCTCGTGGAGCGCCACATCGACGCGCGCCACTGGATTCGTTCCTACGACCACTTCACCAAGGCACCGCCCCGGCGTGCCTTGCGTGAGGGAGACACCGTCGCCCTCGCAGGCGTGCGCTACATCCTGCGTCACTCGATGGGCCGGCGCGGCTGGGCCGTCGACCGCTGCAGCGATGGCATGGCTTTCCGCATGCCCGCTGCGCAGGCCAAGCGGGCCGAACTCACCTAGTCGGGACAAATGTCCCGACTCCACCCCGGGCGCCTCGTCGCCCACTCTTCTGGAGCTTCACCATGCTCGGCTTAGTCATCTACGACGGCCCGTCCCTTCTTGACGACTCCCCCATCGTCACCATCGCCGTTCTGCGCAGCAAGAACGCAAAGACCGGCGACATGATCCAGACCTACATCCTACGCTCGGACATGCCTCCTCTGGAGGCCATCCGCACCGCCGCAGACGACGCCATCTGCGGCGATTGCCCGCACCGTGGGACGTCCTGCTACGTGGACGTCGGCCGCTCCGTGTCCGCCGTCTTCTGGGCGTGGGTGCGAGGCGTCTACCCCCTCATGGCCCCCCACAAGGCCGCCCGCTGGGCTCGAAAGCGCCGCGTACGCATCGGCACCTATGGCGACGGCGCTGCCACTCCCCTGTGGGTCTGGCAAGACTTCCTGTCCGAGGCCGACGGCCACACAGCCTACACCCACCAATGGCGCAAGCCTCAGTTCTCTGACCTGAAGCAGTACTTCATGGCTAGCGCCGACACGGCGCAAGACGCGCACGATGCCCGTGCGCTAGGCTGGCGATCGTTCCGTGTACGTGCTGCAGGCACGCCTCTACTGAGCCACGAGTTCTCATGCCCGGCTTCTGACGAAGCAGGCCACGCCCGACAATGCATCACATGCATGGCGTGCCACGGCGGCAGAGTGCAGGCGGCCAGTGTCAGCATCGAAGTACACGGTCGAGGCAAGAAGCACTTCGCTATAAGCGTAGCGTAGCGTAGCGTAGCTGCGTGGCGTAGCGCAGCGTAGCTGCGTGGCGTAGCGCAGCG